CGGCGAATCAACTCTTTCGGAGGCTGCAAGGCATCCTGAACCAATTGCACTAATGTTGTTGGAGATCGTGGGGATTTCTGACATACCTCGGGGGAAGATTCTGGAGAATGCCTTCAGGGAAGTTTGCATGAGTACTCCATTGAGGAAGAAATCTTTGCTGTATGTGACAAGGTTTGTTGACTCCAAGCATTCTTCAGGCTTGGCTTCTTGCCCAACGCGTGAGCATGAGTCAGCAATGCTATCTTTGATCTTTTGTACCAAGTCAACTAGATGCTGCTTCCGATCTGGAGCTAAAGAGGCATCGATGTTGCAGAGAAGTATTTGATTGTCGCCCTGTCCAAACAATTGGTACTTCAGATCGAAAGGTTCCACACCTAGATCGATCATCGAGTAAGTTGCAATTGTCCAATGCTTCTGTGCGATTCCTTCAAAACCCCCTTCATGATTGTACCACAGCAGATCTGACTGCGGAGGAGGATTTCTGTCCAATCCTTCTGGTTCGTAGCTGGCAACTCGCACCAGTATTAGACACCTTTGGAAGAACTCGTGAACGAATGTGTAGCTCCTATCAAGCCCGAAGATGTCATTGAGATCTTCACCGATCATCCGTATTGGAAGGTCCCGCCACCTGAGATTCCAACGTGTCAGATCAATTTCAAGGAAAAGTCTCAATATCTCCTCTCTTGTTGACGGTCGGGTAGCCTCGAAGAACTTTGTGAGGATCTCTTGTCGATCAAGTGTCATTGTCTGTTGGGGGAGATATGGGTAGATTTTATCGGCAAGGTTGGATTCAAGACAAGCGAAGAATGCTCTCATTTCAAAAACCATCATGCTGAACATCCTTGGAGCAAGCTTGAATTCCCTCTCCTTTGGGTACAAGCTGACTATCAGCCATTCCTCTGGTACGGCACCTTGTTCGACAACTGTGACAATGTCTTTGATGGAGATGTGAGGGCGTGAGAGCATCTCTAACAATAATCGGCGATGTGATCTTGTTTTTACACTCTTCCTCCATGTGGCTCGGAATTCGTCGAGGTAGTGTGAGATCGCTTTGTCATCCATTAGATCAAGGAAATTCTCGTAATACTCGAAATCCGAGTGTTGAGCAAACTTCACATTGTCCCAGTCAGATAAAGGGTAAGAGTTCCTCTCCAACTTGCGTTCTCTCATTCCATAGAGCTGAAAGAGTCGTGTGCTCTTGGCCTCAGGCGTGAATATCAAAGGTGGCCATCTTCCTGTACGTTTTACAAAACCCTCCACGTACATCCTCCTCCAATTGTTCCGCAGTCTCTTGGCATCCATGTAAGTTGTTGTCTTCTTCTCTCCTGCTTCGGCTGCGGCGGAAAGTCCTCCTACACGAGGATCGACAAGAGGATGTCCCGTGGTCTTTTGCAACCCGAAGACCTCGACGACGATGGATACGGATTTGATGCTCCGCATCAGCTTATC